CAGGACAATACATTTCGAGCAAGATATTGTCAATAATACAGTTGAAGCAGCAACTATAATAGCTTTCCATTTCAGATGTTTAACATTAACAACAAATGTGCATGACTCACAGTACCACCTGAATAAGGATTTTCAGGACATGGGTCCAAGATTACTGTCAACAGCAATTATAAAGACCACTTTTACCGTAACAGAAATTTTGCTTACGGTTATAGAGTTGATGAATCTGCCCCAGGCTTGGGCCCTGTTAAATGTGATGAAGAAAATATTGGGATCATTCCTAACCACTATGAAATTGAAGCTCTCAACACCAAGAGAGACCCAATGTCAAGTACAGACATTTCCCACCTCAGAGCAACACCACCCAGACCAGATAATTCATATCCAACGAACACGATTGCAGCAATCACAAAACGAATGGGCACTAAAAGTTTGCCTTTTAATTACAGTATGCGTCGTAAGTTTCGTCGTTTTGTCAGATACTGGGTACGTAATAATGTCACTCCCATCCCTAGCAACACTGATTTTTCTATTGAAAATTGGCTGAAAGATACACATTATTCAGAAGCTAGGAGGGAGGAGTTGAGGGAGGGGTATGAGAAAATGAAAACAGATAATAGCTTTAAGAAAAGAGCAAATAATAATTTATATGAATGCGCGAAGATGAATTTCTTTATTAAGGACGAGCCATATGTTGATTTCAAGTATCCACGGGGAATCTGGGCGCGATGTGATGAGTTTAAGACCATCATCGGCCCTTTTTTTCAAGTTGATGGAGAAACAACTTTATGGCCTGCCTTATTTTATAAAGAAAGTTGATTGTAGAGATCGACCAGATTATATAGTGGAGAAAATTTATCACGAGGGGTATATATATCAAGAGAGCGACTATAGTAGCTTCGAATGTCATTTTAATGAAAATATGATATTGGACTGCGAAGCAGAACTTTATAGTTGGCTCCTATCACAAACAAACATGGAGAATATAGAATTTAGTGAATGGTTTAATGAAATAATAGTAGGACCTTCTGTAGTAAAGAGTAAATTTTTTACAATATTAATGCAATGTAGACGTTTTTCAGGAGAAATGAATACTTCCTTAGGAAATTCATTTTTCAATTTAATGATATTGTTGTTTGCTTGTTATCACTACAAAATACCAATGGGGGGAGTTATAGTAGAAGGAGATGATGGTCTGATAAGTACAGCCAGAAGAATACCAGAGCAATTTTATAAAATGATGGGACTTAGGGTCAAATTAGAAGTTTATGAAGAATTTTCTATGGCGGGATTTTGTGGACAAGTGTTCAATCCCGGAGAAGATATTATAGTAACAGACCCAAGATACCCAATAGCAACAATACCTTGGATTTCAAAGAGATATAATTATGCGAACAGAAAGAAAAATTTAGGTCTAGTTAAGGCCAAGACCTTGAGTGCATTGTGGCAATATGCCGGATGTCCCATAGTCAATAAATACTGTTGCAAATTGCTTAAATTGCTTGATGAAGAAAACATATCATGCCAGCAAGATACAAGCATAAACACATACTATGATGGCCCCATATTTAAAGCTGCAGAAAAATATGTTCTAGAACACAAGAGATATCCGTATAAAGAAGTGACAATTAGAGCGAGAATGTTAGTTGAAAAGAAATATGCTATTACAGTGGAACAACAAATGAAGATAGAG